ATTCCTCGTTGTGAGCGGTTATAAAACTTGCTCATTACTTTTAAGACAATCGGGTCTTCTACTTTCTGATTCATAGGAATTGAATTAAGGCGTTATAATACTCACGGCAAAGCTCTATCTTCTCTTTGATTTGGTCGATTACCTGTTCGTCTTTTTGTACATAGAATACCTTTACTCTGCGATTCTTTGGTATTTGACTAAACTCGTGTTTGCGTAAAATCTCCTCACGTAAGTCGTAGTCCTCATCAATCTTGTGCAGTTTCCAATGCGCTCTGCGAATCTCATCCTCTACCATATCAATCGGAGTGTCTACAAGGCAGTAGCAAAGCATTGACTGCTGCTTGCCAGTCAACCACATATAACCTTGCAGTTGATAGAAGTAGTCTTTGTTAGGTATCTCGGTATCAAAAAACGGAAAAGTAGTAGCATCCCAACTTGATTTCACGTCAAGCAATACGTCCTCCGTGTTTACATCAGGTGTTCCCTTAACCCAATCGTTCTCAAAATACTCTTCATTCTTGTAAATAAATTTTACGTCTAAGACATTATTGACAAGTGAGATAGATAAATCCTCAACTGCATTGCCTTTGTCCGTGTAACGGCTTGAAAACTCCTTACGGATGCCGTATTTCTCTTCTAATACAAGTTCGTGTATGTAAGTTTTAGCCGTTTGGCTTAGTAGTTCGCTTTTAGAGCGTGGTGTTGACATTATTCGCCCAATCTGTGAGCATCTTATTTTTAATTCTTTCATAGCTTACTTAATTATATTATTTCTGATTGTTATAGCATCTAATAAATTATTGAAATATCCAATATGTTTACCGTGAAGTATAAGCCTATATTTTGAATTTACCATATATATATTAGGCTCATTCAATTGATTTTTAGTTGATTTTATTTTATTTTCTCTTTGGCTTATTAATTGTAAGTTGCATAACCTATTGTCTGATTTATCATTATTTATGTGGTCAATGGCAGTAATTCCTTTAATTGATTGTTCTCCAGTAAAACTTTCATAAACCAACCTATGAACATAACAATACTTATTTGATTTATTTTTCAATGTAACCTTTAAATATCCAAGTCCATTATCTGATGGAGACAAAATCCTACCACCTTTACCTGTACCATTTCTTTCAATAGATTTAACTCTACCGAGATTACTCACTTGATATAAACCCTCATAGTTTACAACGTCTTTCCAAATTTCTTTTTGCATAATTTGCGTTTAAATAAATGCGTTTAAAAAAAGAATGAGGAAAACGTAAACGCTTCGTCTTGTCAATTGGTAGCTACTCCAATCTATCCTCATTTCAAATATAATCATATTTTACCAATGGCAGAACATCGAATCTTGAGAGCTTTCATAGGGCGTTAAGCATATCGGTTTGACCTTCAGTTAATGCAAACGATGATTCGAGTTTCTCTCGTGTGTATTCTCCTTTGGCAATGGCTTGTACTGCTGCGCTGAATCGCTTTTGGTCAATTTCAGGTAGTTTCTTCTCCGTCTTTACTTGTTCGCCTGATGCGTCCGTGTCTTTGTCAGTTACTAAACCAAGTGCAGAGCTGAGTGCATATCTGCGGTAATACGTTACTCCCGAGCCAAATCCTTGATAGTCATTCATACCCTTGAGCTGAACGTAAGGAATCATACAAACCGATTCCATAAACTCACCGCTTTCGTGGAAGATAACCGTCTTTAAGCAGTTTTGTCCTTCTTGGTTTGTAAGTTGTTGGGTAAATCCGAGTCCGTGTTTCTTTAGGATAGGATTGATTACCTCAAAAATCTTAGGTAAATCTGCGTAAGAATACCCGTAGCCTTGTGTGGCTTTGTGAATTACTGGCACTTCCTGCTGAAATGCCGCTAAACTTTTAAATAAATTTTTCATAGCGTGTTATTTTGTTATATGCAAATATAGGAATTATATTTATATAAAATGCAAATTGAGTAAAAATTTAAAAGATTTTAAATCATTAACACTCAACATAGTCATTAAGTCCTTTCTACCAGTACGTTGGTATAATTTTTTGTAGCATTCGTTAAAAGATGTTACATAAATTAATTCTACTTCTTTACGGCAATATTCTAATAGTTCTTGTTTTCGTACAATCATAAAATAACCATCAAATTGAAATGCTATTAATTCCGCTTTTGATTGTTCTGAACAACTACCTGCATATCCATTTACGTTTTTAAATTCAACAACAACGAAACCTTTTGAATGACTATTTTTATATCCTTTTACATCTACTCCCATACCTAAAATCCAAAAGTCTATATGGTTGTAAATATTGTTTTCTTCATCCGATTCAAAACAATCAATATTATTCAATTTGCAAGCTAATTTAAAATTATCCTCACCATTTTTACCTGTATCCAAGCTACGATTAATATGTTCTTCGCTTGACATTGCTTTAGCTATATTTGAAATCATAAATCTTTAATCTTGTTTTTATAGGTTTTGATTATTTCTTTTAGTTCGTCTTTGGTGAATTTCCGTGTTACCCTCGCTCTTGCCTCCAGTTGGTTGAATCTTTCAACTCCAATTTTAGTTAGCAGGTTTGTTCGATATTCCAACAAGTTACCTGATAAGAAACTATTGCACCTTTCACATTGAACGTGTACATTGTCCTCATCAAATCTTACGTTCCAATGGTTGTTCGCGTTCCAGAAGTGACCAGCGTTTACTTTTTTTGGTATTGATTTACAAGAGATGCACGGTTCGTTTTTATCACGTTCCCTGATGTATTTGTTGAAGACTAACTGAGCAGCTTTGACAAGGTCTTGAACCGTCTCTAATTCTGCTTGCATTTTCTTCTTTTTCTTCTGCCAGTTCTTTATTGTTGCCTCCTGAACCCAAGCGGCTACGCACATCTTGTTTAAGCAGTACTTTTGATTGAAGCGGATAGGCTCAAACTTCTCCTTGCAGTTTTTACAACGTGGCATCTTACACGGTTATGTTCTCAGCTATCCATTGGCGAAATGCTATCTGCAAATCTATCTGCTCGTTGAATACCTGCTCTCTATGTTCTTCGTCTATTCGTAGGACTGCTCTGTCTGCTGATTCAATCTCCTTGACAAGCATATTTGCTTTGTTCTTTAGTCCTTGTCTAAACACGGAGTTATCGTTTAAATCTTCAATAAAATCTGCCAACACAGGAAGGAAGGCACATAAGGCTACTAATTTGGTTTCGTTTTTCATTAGTTTTTAGTTTAAATGTAATACTTTTTATATTGGTCTTTTTTTACTTCTACTTCTAATTTCCGTAAGTCCCTAATGTAAGAAGATGCCCACTTAGGATGGACGCTTAACAAGTTGGCAATTGACATCAAAGGACGTGGCTTTTCTTGTAAGAAAGGTATTAAAAGCAATATCTTTTTTTGCTTAGGTTCGTAGAGCTTGTCGAATTTTTGTTGGTTCATAGGTTATTTTTTTCGTTTTTAAGTAATTTTTCTGCCATTACTTTAGACTCGGAAAAGCCAGCTAAAAGACCCGTATACATATATAGCCCTGCCTCATCTTCTTGACTATGTATAAAAATATTTACTCGTTCTATTTTTTGGTTTAATTCTTCAATGAGCATTTCTATTGGTGTTTTCATACTTCAATGTCTTTAAATTTTATTTCTTCTTGTAATTCTTGGTAGGCAACTCGCAGTTGTGCGTTTCGCCTTGATAACTGATTCAGCTCTCGGTTTAAACTAACAATTTCGTTTTCCATTTCTTTGATTACAAGTTCGGTTTTTAATAGCAGCTCTTCGCTATCTCTACCTCCATTAATGTAGTCTTTTGCATCAGGCTTTTCTGATTCTAATCTTAGGCGTACGTTTTTTATTCGCTCTCGGACAGTCCAAATGGTGTTCTTTGCCCATAGTATTTTAAGGTCTAATTGCATCTTTCGTTTTTTTATAGTCCACAATAACCCGAATCACAATCGTTGAAGTCATCGTCAAACAAATCTAATTGTAATTTGTGGTTTTTAATCTTTTCGTATGTAATTCCGCTTTTAAATGTACATCCGTTTTTTTGCTCCATACGCACAAACCAATCAAACTGCTTCTCGTCTCGTTGGCTCATATGCTTTAGAAATATCTCGGAGCGGTGAAAGCATCCAACACAATTATTTTTGTAAGCAAAGCGCACAGGTTTATCTTGCCAGTAGTTCTCAACCGTATCTTTAAATATTCCGTCTTCAATTAGCGGAAAGCGAGTCATTCTATACGGAAGCTCTTTCCATTTGTTGCGTCCGTTTTTATGTCCTACTTTAAACTTAAAGTTTTCTACTCCGTCAACTGCTCTCTCAATCATTGTTTTGGCACGGCTCATTTCATTTGCCCTGAATCCGATTCTCATTTCAACTGGTAGCTCCGTATTTTCGTAGCACCATTGAGCGATTGGTTTTACTTTCATATCGGTTGTGCAAAAACGAGTCATTTGATTAGGCAAGTAATTTGTGCCATTAGCCATCTTGTAAGATGCTATAACATCGTCAAATGTTCTATCACTTAACCAAATAATCTCCTTACCGATGTACTGCTCAAGGTCAAGCATTGTGTAAATGATTGTGTCCTCTTCAAGTGTACCGATGAACTCCTTGCCTATTCTATCGCTTACAATTTGACGAACCTTTTCGTCAGGGAATAATACTCTAACGTCATCAGTTCGAACCAATGAAAACACGTTGTAATCAGCAGGATAGTTCGCAGCTATGTAGCTTGAAGTCTTGCCTCCGCTTAATGAGTTAACTGTCTTCATTTTAAAAAGGGTTTTGGTTTGCTAATCTACGGAGTTTATCCGATGTACTTTCTATTTCTCCGTCTTTTGGTATAGTCATCTGCTTCTCGTTTGGTCTGTATGGTGCTAAAGGGTCTACTCCATTTATTTGGAATCCGATTCCTGAATTGAAGTTGCAATAGACTGGCTCGTTTAGTGCCGTGTGCTTGCCTCCTGTCTCCGTGTCCTTAACTTTCTCTACTCCTACCCAAGTAATTAGCTTCATTGTTTCGTGTTTAATTAAGCGGTGTATTACAAACATATCATCGCAACGATTTAGAAATGCCTTACCTCCCTCAATATGGTCTTTTAATGGCGGTTTCAAATGTCCTTTCCATTCTCCATCTTGATAGATGTTACCAGTTCTTCCTGATTCAGTATTCGGATGCGTGTTTATGTAGATGGTCATTCCCGTTTGATTCACAAACTGCCTCGCTCGGTTCATAAATTCGTAGTTACCTGCAAAGCTCATTTCTCGGTCTAAACCTGTAAACGGGTCTATCAATCCTACATTGCATCCACTCTGCTTAAATAGTTCGAGTATGTCATCAGGTTTGTAGAGTTTCGAGTTATCAATGAACGTAAAGAACTGCTCTAAGTATGCAAGGTCTCCGCTAATTTGTGAGTGGCTCAGTTTACTGAAGTGCTTACCTCTATACATTTGAATCATATCACGCAAGATTTGACCTTTTTGATTCTCTCCTGACCAAATGCAGAACGTTAGTCCGTGTTTAAGTGCAAGCGTAAGAAAGTACCAGTTTATCCAATACGTCTTACCAACGTTATCGTGTCCTAAAATGATGTTTAGTTGTTTAGGCTTAAATCTTAAATGCTCATCTAAAAAGCAGTCAAGTCCGAGTCCTTGTTTGATTTTACCATCTCGCACATCCAAGAGATATTGTAGTGCGTCTCCTTGCTTACTTAACATAGTCCTAATTTTCGTGCTAATAGTAATTCTTTAGGCTCTTCAACTTCGGTAGATTTCTTGTTTTTAGAGAGCCATTTGTTAGCCGTCAAATATAGTGAAGTATATTTCTTGTTGCCTTTGAAATTTTCTATGGAGTCTAATACATCATCAATTTCATTTATAGAGTATTTATCCAACAGCTTTTCAACGTCAGAATTTGAAATAGACAGGTGAGCGAAGCTCCTATATATATCTTTAGATATAACACTATCACTTACACTATCACTATCGGCATTTTTGGTATGCTTTGGTATGCGGTCGGATGCGGTCGCATTCCATCGCTTCTTTGCATTTTCACTATTGCGCTCTCGTATACTTTCGTATTTTTGTAGGTCACGCTTTAAGCTCTGCTTGATAGGCTCGAAAGCTATTTCAGTTACAATATCATCTGCAACTGGGTTTAGGTCATTTACATATTTCAGTAAATGTTTGAACAACTTACCTGCTTGTAAGTCATCCAATTTATCCACCGTGTGAATTATGTCACAGTAGATTAAAAATGAATTTTTGTCTTTTGCCATTGTCGAAGTTTTAGCAATTAAAAAAGCCATCTTAAATCCGCAGCCTTCGACCTCTGCTTCATTAAAATGGCTCAATAATACCTTGAGGATTTATAATGTCGAAGGAATCCCTTACAAATATAAGTCAAATACTTTAATTTGTTTCGTCAGCTATAAACTATTTTCGTACTTGCCCAATTTTATATGTCGCTGAATCTTTTTAAACTGCGTGTACGTCTTTGCCTTTAGTACGTCTTTTGATAAATCAGGTGCGTCATCGTAGTAAGGAAGCGTAGCTCCGTGCAAGACGTCATCTATTTGCCTTGTAGCAATCTTGTAGTCTTCGTATCCAAACCGATGTAAGTCTTCGTGTTGCCGTAGTCCGTGAATGATTGTAGCGTGATGTTTACCTCCGAACTTCTTGCCTATCTCGTCTAATGAGAATCCTAAAAGACGGAGTTCATTATAAAGGTAATAACGCTTGTAAATATACTCCCTGCTGCGATTCTTTGACCATAGCTTATTCTTGTCTATAATCTCTTCTATTAGCTCTAATTTCGTCATTATGGTTCTATTGGGGTTACTATAAATTTTCCTAACTGGTATTGTCCTGTTTTTATTAAATCTTGCTTTTTCCAATAAGCTAATGATTGGGAGGTAAGTATCCATTCCTGAACTATCTTTTGTCCAACTTGGTATATTAGTTTGTATCTCATTTTTTTAGATATTGTTCTTTGTAGTATTGTTCTGCATTAAAAAATCCTTCACCAGTATAGGCACTATCCCAAGCATCTTCTATCT